CTGCATTTAAGCGCCATCAGCAAAACAAAGATGTACCTTACGATGAAGGTTGTGGAGGTCTAATGTGGGATTGCTGGGGAGGAGATGCTGGTATTGAATGGGCTGCACGTAAATTAAAAGAAATTGACGGAGTAAAAGAAGAGAAGAGTAATGATCACGAACTAATAAACATAGTTAAAACCAAATATAAATAAACCATGAAAATTAAAGCCTTACATGAGGAAAAAGGCCGTTTGATTGATGAATTGAACGCCCTACAAAACAGCATCAACACTGAAGAGCGTTCGATGACTGAAGACGAAAAAAAGCGTTTCAACGATATCGATGCTCGTTTAGAGTCTATCGGTTCTGAAGTTGAAACATTAGAGAAATTGCAAAAGCGTGCTGCTGACAAGGCTGCTGCTGCTCCAGTTTACGGATCTGCTTCTACAAGCGAGAAGAAAGAGCGTAGCGAAATGGCATCTAAGTACAGCTTCAAGCGTGCGGTTGAGCAAGCTGCTAGCGGAAGACGCGATGGCGTTGAGTACGAAATGCACAGAGAGGCTGCTGAAGAGTTTCAGCGTGCTGGTGTATCTGTAAGCGCTCACAGCTTATTGATTCCTTCTGACGCATTCAAGCGTGACATGACCGCAACTGGTGGAACTAACGGTTCTGAAGGTGGTGTAAACGTAGCTACTGAAGTTGGAAGTATCATTGACGTATTGTTGCCAAACACTGTTTTAGATGGTCTTGGAGTAACTCGTTTTGATAACCTTACTGGAAATCTTGACCTTCCAAAGGCTAGCACTCAGCCAGCTGCTGGATGGAACACTGAGAACGGAACTGCTACTGAGAAAAGCCCAGCTTTCTCTAAAGTGACTTTTTCTCCAAAGCGTTTGGCTTCTTACATCCAAGTTTCTAATCAGTTACTTAATCAGTCTTCTAATAGCATCGATGCTTACGTTCGTAACTATCTTGCTCAATCTATGGCTCAAGAGTTGGAAAAAGCTGCGATCAAAGGTGGTGGAACTAACGAGCCGGTTGGTATCATTGGTAACGCTTCTACTAACGTAATTTACGCTGGTAACGCTGCTACTAACTCTGTTAACGCTAACGGTGCTGCTATCGTTTGGGCTGACGTTGTTAACGCAATGAAAGAAGTTGAGGCTGACAACGCAATGGGTCAAGCTTACTTGACTAACCCATTAGTTAAGGCTGCTATGCAGACTACTGCTCGTCAAGCTTCTGGTGTTGAAGGTAACTTCATCCTTCAGAGTGGTATGGGTGAGTTGAATGGTTACAACATGGCTGTTACAACTAACGTACCTAGCGACCTTTCTAAAGGTTCTGCTTCCGACTTATCTGCTCTTATCTTTGGAGATTTCAGCAAACTTGCTATCGCTTCTTGGGGTGGTATGGAGTTGACTGTTGATCCTTATAGCGGAGCAACTGCTGGTTTAACCAACATGATATTGAATGCTTACATCGACGTAAACTTGCTTCACCCTGAGGCGTTTGCAGTATGTAAGGATATCGATGCCTAAACCAAAATAACCCGTACGGGGGTCAAGCCGTATGCCTAGGGCCACTTAATTGCTGGCCCTAGGATCTAATTATGAAAGTGAAATTTATAAAGTTTCCAATTGCATTCAACTTGTCTTACAATGTTGGAGATGTAGCAGAAATAGACGATAAGCAAGCTAAATTGCTATTGGAAGAAGGCTATTGCGAAGAAATTAAAAAAGCACCAGCTAAAAAAACAACAGCTAAGAAGAAATGATTACCGGTAAGCGCATAGTATCACGAGCTAACTCTGATACTGATTACATATCTGTTGCCGATGCTAAAACACACTTAAGGGTGACTAGTAGTGCTGACGATGCATATATATCGACTCTTATATCGATGAGTTTAGATATGGCTAGTCATTATGTTGGCTATGAGGTAAGAGAAAGTATAGTGCGTTATGGTTTTGAAGAATTGGTTGGTCAACCAGCCACAATAAATCCTTTAAATGGAACGCCAATATTGATTGGTAATTACATTAGAGTGCCTTCTAGAGTTATTGATGTTGAAGAAGTTTATTATGTAAGTAGCGACAACGCTCTTACTGTTTTTACTGATTGGATTGATGAGCCTGAGCCTCTATCTAATTTTGGTATTGACATATACTTGAATAGCTTGCCTTCTGACTTGACTGATGCTGAAACAAAATATGTTGTAGAAGTAACAGAGGGTTTTGGCACTAACGATTTTGATGCATCTCTGAAAATGGCTTGTATGCTTATGATAGCTCAATACTACGATAACAGACAGAATATAATCGTAGGGGCTAATGTAAAGGAAATGCCAAAAAATAGCGAATTTTTGTTAGATAAGCATAAAATAAGCACATTCGCATAATGAATGCTGGCAGATTTGATACACTAGTTGAATTATGGCGCTATACAAGCGCTCAAAACGCGTATGGAGAGGCCATTAAGACTTGGACTAAAAATACTGATTTATACGCAAGAATCGACTACAATCAAGGCTCAGAGGATGTAAATGCCGATAAATGGGAGAATAAGCAGAATTTGACTATATATGTTAGGTATATGTCTATGACTGTTAAAGACAGAATTAGGCATGACGGAGAAGATTACAACATAATAGCCATTAGTGAGATTGATCGTAAGATGTACCTTAAATTACAATGTGTAAGCAGTGAATGATTTTAAGAAATTAGTTAAAGACTTGGAGAAAATTCAAAAGCTACCTAGTCGAGAAATAAAAGAAAAGGTATTGCTTATAGAAGGAGATAAATTATCTGACCAACTAAGATTTGCTGCTCCGGCCGAGTTTATTAGAAGAGATATATCGGCCATAGATAAGGGGGCTAAATACCCTTTATCCGTGTTAGTTGGTATAGATTATTCTCAAGGGACAATTGCTAACTTGGCTTACGCTTTTGAATACGGAACGGTAGATCGTTATACCAAGGCTGGATATTATAGAGGAATGCTCAAGCCAGCGCCATTCTTTAGGCCGGTAGTTGATGCTAATAGAAGGCAAATTGTAACGAATATAATAAAAGGAATAAGTAAAATTGTAGAAAACAAACTAAAATAATAAAAACAATATGGCTAGCACTGGATTAACAAACGGAACTCTTATATCTTTATATAAGGACGTTTCTGGATCATTAGTAAAAATCGCAAACTTAACAAGTAACGATTTTGAATTAACGAAAGACACTATTGATGCGACAAACAAAGGCAATCAAAATTACAAAGAATTTTTAGCTGGATTGTCTTCTTGGACAATGTCTGCTGAAGGTATTTTTGAAGAGGATGGATCAGTTGGCACTGATTTGTCCCCAAAGGAGATTATTGATGATTTGATTGCTGGTGATGCTATTACTGTAGCTATGACTTCTGAGGTAACTGGAGATATAAAGTTGTCTGGTTCAGCAATAGTAACTAACTTTGCTTGGAACGCACCAGTAAATGATGTGTCTACATTTTCTTGCACATTACAAGGGACTGGAGATCTTACTGTAGGAGTAATTTAATTTGCTTGTTTTCATATTCATTTGATTGAGTTAAGGGGGCTTCGGCCTCCTTTTCTTTTTTGTTGTATATTTGCCATATGAATATAAAATTAGATGGAAAAGAATACCCGCTATTCTTTAGTATGTTAACAATCGAGGCTGTTATGTCGGCAAACAAAATGATGGATTTTGATGCTTTGCAAGCAGAAGGTAATATTGCAGAATCTATGAAATTTGCTAGAGATTGTGCATTTTATGGTATTGCTAGTGGATTAAAGAAAGAGGGCAAGAAAAGCCCATTTCATTCAAGTGAGGAGATAGCCGAAAAGGTAGATGCGTTTGAAGATTTACAACCCGCCATTGATGCATTTACTAAAAGTGTTAACGGTTTTTTTCAACCGAAGGAAGCCAAGGCAAAGAAGTAGGTGAGGCTTCCGAGCCATTAACTTGGCTAAAAATAAAACAGATTGCCTACGGGGAGCTCGGGATGACCCCTGAGTGTCTTGACGCGTACTTACCTGAGTATTTTAGAATAAAATTAGAGGGTATAAGAAACGCCCAAACTCAACAGTTTAGAAATGAATGGGAGCGAACTAGATGGCTTGCTACTATTGTTTTGTCTCCTCACGCAAAAAAAGGAAGACCAATTAAGCCTAAGGACTTAATAACATTTGAATGGGAGAAAGCTGATTTAAACATAGTTGAAGTTGTAACAAAATATAAGCACGTTTTCGATAAATTGCGACCATGAAGGCGATAAAGGCCGTTTACTCATTACTTTCACAAGACCAAAGCATAACAGCTAGTATATACCCTCAGAGGATACCTGAGGGTTCTTCTTTGCCAGCTATTGTCCTATCGCAGATTTCTAGAATATCGAACGATACTAAAAAAGAATATAGCAAGAGCGATGAATCTAGAATGCAAATAACTATTGTTTCAGAAACAGCTACCGCTGCATACGAATTGGCTGATTTGGTTAGATCCGCAATGAGGGCTACAGTCCCTAATTCTTACAATTCAGTGTTGATTCAAAACATTGAATTTGAAAACGAAATAACCGACCAAGATGATGATGGGGATGAGCAAGGTTTATTTATGGTTATTCAAGACTACTTAATAATGTACGCAAATGTTTAAAGAATTAAAAGTAATACTATCCGCTTCTATACAGAAATTAAAGCAAGGCATGAAAAATGCCATTGGCGTTGTAAGTGGTGGAGAAAGAAAAATAAAGCAGTCTTCTAATAAAATAAACCAAAGCCTAAATAATGCTTTTGGGGGAGATACTAGAACAAAAATTGATGATTTAAACGATAAAATAAATACAACCAAAAAAGAGTTAATTCAAGCTGAAGCTGAAGTAAGAAGATATAAAAAAGACCTTGAAGGTTTAGAGGAAGGAGATAAAAATTTTGAAAAACTTAATGACTCATTAACTAAAAACCAAAACAAAGTTAAAGTTGCCACTGCGGCTTTAAAATCATATAATACAGAATTAAGAGAAAATAAAACAAGCCTAGCCAACTCTAGGTTAGCAGCTGAGGACAATCAGTCAGCACTAGAATCTATGTCGAGGACGTTAACTGCTGTTAGTTCGGCAGTCTTGTTAATGGATGATAGTAGCGAGAGTCTTAGGAATACAATGAAGACTCTTAACTTTGCCTTTGCTGCTGCTAATGCTGTTGTTTCGATTAACAACCTTAGACTTAGGGAAAACCAATTATTCTTAAAGGC